ATCTACGACCAGATTCATGCGTGAATCTGTAGTCTCGCCACCAGTTACTGGAGGCCGTGTGGACTACTCCATGAAGTAGTCTGCTTCCTGTCCAAGCGGACAGGATCACCGAGGCCCCTATATGGGCCTCTCGGTTGCTCGATTGCTCCGCGTCTAGCGAGCATCGCTCGGACCACGTTCCGTTCGGATACGTGGATAAGATGAAGAATGGTCTTCGTCATAGGGTTTCCCATCATGTAACCCTCTCGAATCTGCCCTTCCCAGCGGACAGGTTCATACTCAAATTCTCCATCGAGATTTTTGAGATTCACAACCTCATGTACGGGTTGTGGTTCCATGATTGCCAAGGCAATCAGGTTTGCATATCCCTCTGGAAAGGATATGTACGTGAATAGGCTCTTTAGGTGGGCCCATCCAATGTATTTACCGATAAAGTCGGTAGATTCAGTCCAATCCTTGAAGGAATGGAATATACTGTCCTTTGTCAGGCCAGTATTTATGTCATAAATGAAATGTGATTCATTTGACACGCTGGAGATCCGTTTTTGGTGTCTCCATTCATGCGAAGAGGCTTTAAGCCCTGCTTCGTGTTCAGGTAACAAAGACAGTGTGTCTTGTGTTATCTTCGAGGCTGGTGTTAAGAACCATGCCAAGAAACCGGTGGATTTTGTCAGATTTCTTTCCTTACCGGGTTCGCTAATGTGTACAATACTAGCGAGCATAGGATCAGGCTCGTAGAGCTTGGTCCCGTTCTTCAAGACATAATACAACTGCCTTGGAAGGAAACCCTTATTCACCATGTGATTGAGGATTATTGTGTACGACAGCCAAAACAAGGGTCGCACATATTCGCATTCATCTGAATCATCAATGCGAGAAACCGTGAAAGTCTCTAAGACTTCATGGTCATGGAGATCCCGTATTGGGATCTCCCACTTGTTGTCAATTGCTAAGTTGATCAACTTTCGGGCATCTTCGATTTTGCCCCCTTCTTTGACGTAATGGTCAACAGAAGCAGCTCCCTTCAGGGGGAGCTCAATAGCGCCCATGGCCTCTTCGAACCGGGTGCTCATACCAGGAGTCCTATAGACTTCATTGGTCATAAAGTCTCGTGGGATCTTGCCACGAGACAGCTCATCCGCAACTGCCATTTTGATCAGGCGGATGTTTTCCTTTGGAGGTTTCTCCAAGGGTCTTGAGACAGTATCTCTGAACTGTCTTCTTTTAACCTCCGCTATACAGTCAGGAAGGTAACCCATCACCCTAGTTTGACACAGGGTGGTACATCGGAAGAACCATGCTGGTGATTCCGTGTAGTCGTGCCCAACTTGAGCACGACTCTTCACCAACTCTCTGAGTCG